AATTAAATCTTCAGATGAAGATATTCAAAAAATATTATATAACTTATTTTATGATGTTTTAAACATTGAATTTAATCTTTGGCCCTGGGTTAGAAACCTAGCCAAATATGGTGATTTTTTCTTAAAATTAGAAATAGCAGAAAAGTATGGAGTATATAATGTAATCCCTTATACAGCATTTCACATTGAAAGAATAGAAGGAGGAGATTTAGGCAATACTGAAAATGCTATGGATGTTAAGTTTAGATTTGACCCTGCTGGTATTGCAGCTTCAGATTATGGGTATTATAATGTTCCAAATCAAGAAAACCAACCAAATGCTATTATATTTGATAATTATGAAATGGCTCATTTCCGTTTATTAGCAGATGCTAATTATTTACCTTATGGTAGATCATATATTGAACCAGCTCGTAAATTATATAAACAATATTCATTAATGGAGGATGCTATGTTAGTACATAGAATCGTTCGCGCACCTGAAAAACGTATTTACTATATCAATGTTGGGGGTATTCCACCAAACGAAGTAGATGCATTTATGGAAAAAACAGTTTCTAAAATGAAACGTGCTCCATATATTGATGAACAAACAGGTGATTATAACCTAAAATATAATATGCAGAATATGATGGAGGATTTCTTCATCCCAGTTAGAGGTAATGATTCTGCTACTAAAATTGATACTACAAAAGGTTTAGATTATGATGGTATTGCTGATGTTGAGTATTTAAGAGATAAATTATTTGCGGCATTAAAAGTACCTAAAGCATTTTTAGGGTATGATGAAACAACAGAAGGTAAAGCTACATTAGCAGCTGAAGATATTCGTTTTGGTCGTACAATTGATAGAATCCAAAGAATTGTAACATCAGAATTATATAAAATAGCAACAGTACATTTATATACTCAAGGATATACAGGAGAACAATTATCAAATTTTGAATTAACTTTAACTACTCCATCAATTATATACGATCAAGAACGTATAGCATTAATGAAAGAAAAAGTAGATTTAGCTGCTCAAATGATAGAAACTAAATTACTCCCTACAGATTGGATTTATGATAATATCTTTAGATTTAGTGAAAATGAGTATGATGAATACAGAGATCTTATTAGTGAAGATGCTAAACGTAGATTTAGATTAGCTCAAATTGAAGCTGAAGGTAATGATCCAGTTGAAACTGGTAAATCGTATGGTACTCCACATGATTTAGCTTCATTATATGGGAAAGGTAGATATGATTCGGATCCAACAAATGTTCCTGATGGTTATGATCAAGGTACTATTGATCCTAAATTAGGTCGTCCAAAAGAAAAAGTGTCAAATCGTAATACCCAAGATAGTGCTTTTGGGAAAGATAGATTAGGTGCTAAAGGAATGAAAAATGACCCAAATGAACCTAAATCATCTTATAAAGGAAAATCTCCTCTTGCGTTAGAAACATTATTAAGTAAAATTCCTATAAATACTAAAAAGTTAGTATTTGAAAATGATAATAAAGGAGATTCGCTCCTTGATGAATCTAATATTAAGGAACAATAATCTCTATATATTTATAATCAAACCCTCTTAAGGAATGAAATTTAAACATTCAAAATATAAAAATACTGGTATTTTATTTGAACTACTAGTTAGACAAATTACATCAGATACTTTATCTGGAAAATCATCACCCGCAACAGGGATTATGAAAAAATATTTTGTAAAATCTGAATTATCTAAAGAATATAGACTTTATGAAATTTTATTCAAAAAAGTTGGTTTAACAGAAGGAAAAGCTGATCTAGTAGTTAATACAATTTTAGAATCAGCTAAAAAATTAAATAAATCTTCCCTAAAAAGAGAAAAATATAATTTAATTAATGAAATAAAAAAACATTATAATTTAAATGAGTTTTTTAAAACTAAACTCCCACATTATAAAGTTCAAGCTTCATTATATTTGTTAATGGAAATTTATAATAATGAAAAATTAACAAATCCTACAACAATTATAGATCATAAAGTTACTTTATTAGAACATCTTACATCTAAATCTATAAATAAAAAACAAGTTGAAGATAATCTTATAGAAGAATTTAAAAATTACGATAAAGATCTTCGTATGTTAACTTACCGTGTAATTTTAGAAAAATTTAATGGTAAATATGATAAATTAAATTCAAACCAAAAAACAGTTCTTAAAGAATTTATTGAATCAGTCGATTCAAACCCAGCATTAAGGGAATTTTATAATTCTAAAATTAATGAAATTAAATCTACACTTACTAAATTAAATAAAAGTGTTAAAGATGCTGCGGTTCAAATTAAATTAAAAGAAACTATAAATATCATTACTGAAGCTGATAAAAATTCAAAAATAAATGATAATCATTTAGTTAATTTGTTACAATATTATTCATTAGTAGAAGAATTACAAAAAACAAATGGCTGATATAGATACTTCAAATATTTTAAAACCTAAAGATGTAAAACCTTCTTTAATTAAAAGGTTAGAAACAGCTTATGGTCCTGTGGATATGAAAAATGATTTCTTTTCTGCTAATTTAGATACTTATTTCAAAACAGATGAAATAAACCCAGAAACAAATTCTGTCCAACATAAAATAATTAAGTTAGCTTCATTTGGTGATTCATTAGAAAAAATGTCTAGTGCCGTTAAAGCATTAAAAATATTAATGACTACTGATGAGGCAGAAAAAGATCAAAATATTAGAGATGTTGCTCGTAGTTTAAAAGATGTGTTTAATCAATATAGATCACATTTAAGAAAAAACTATCCTGACCAATATGAAGAAATTAAAAGACAATTAGAAGAAATGTCTACCTCAGCAGCTGGAGGATCTTATTTAACACCATATGCTTTTAGATTAAAAGGGTCTAAACCAAATGATGAAGCTTATAAAGAATTAGGATATAAAGAAGTTAAAGAAGGAATAGGTGCTGATTTAGGTCCAGGCCCTAAAGCATCTGAGGATGGAGTTAAAGATAATTATTACGTAAAAGCATTTAAGTATAAATTAGTACCTAAAGATAGAAATGGAAACTATGTTCAGAAAGGTTCTGGATTAGAAGTTAAAAATTTATTTAAAGAAGAAGAAGGACAATCTGTAAAGGATTTCCACCATAAACGAATGGAAGGGTTTGATCGTATAGGAGATTTATTAGGTCAAATTCAACCTTTACTTAAAGACGCTAAAAAAGAAACAGAAGATTATTATATAAAAAACCCAAAATCATATGCAGTAGTATATGGAACAGATTTAATCGTTGATTATTTAAATGATATTATAAGTATTTTAAAAACAGAAGAATGAAAACATTACAAACTCAATATAACCTTATTAAAGAAGGAAAAGGACATAAAGATGTCTTTTTAAAAGAAGCAAAAAGAATGTTCCCTAACGGAATTAGAAAAATTGCTAATTTTGATGAAGCTACAAATGAACTTAAAAGAAGAGGCATCATTTCAGAAAATTATGTAGATTTGCAACCTATTAATAATATTTCTACTCCTAAACAAGGATTTGAAAATGCATTTTCTTCATTTTTATCTGAAGAAGCTAAAGCTGTAGAAAAGAAAGTATCTAAAGAAGTAGAAGAAGATGCATCTCACGGATATGATACAGCTGATAAAGATAATCAAAATAATTTAATTTTCGACCAATTCCAAAATGGTGTATATTTTGAAGCAAAACAAGCACCAGAAAAAGATTTAGAAGATATTAAAAAGATAGTACAGAAAAATTTAGAAAAAGATCCAATTTACTATACTAAAAATGGAATGTTTGGGGTTGAAGCTGGTTATACTGAAGATGCTGTAGCTTTAGTACCTAAAGAAGTTAAATCTAAAGATGGAAGTGGATATGGTGATGCTACTAAAAAAGATTTTCCTGAAGGTGAAGTAGCAACAGGATATATTGAATTAAAAGAAAATAAAATGATCTCATTATTAAATCTTATTAACGAAAACGAAGAAGGTAAAAAACCTAAAAAAGCTAAAAAAGAATCAATTGAATCTAAATTATCTGAAATTGAAAAAGCAGGTAAAGTTACTACATTGGAAATGCAAATTGAAGCTTTAGATGAAATTATTGAAAGTAAAAAAGAAAGAATTTCAATGGTTACTGAAGATGATAGTTTATCTGAATTAGTAGATAAAAAGAAAATGAAATTAATGCAACGTGAAGTTAAAGACCTTGAAAAAAGAAAGGCTAAAATGGAAAAACTTTACGAAAAAATGTGTGGTAAATCTTATACTAAAGAAGAAGTAATAGATGAAATGGATGCTACTTCTTGGGATTTAAAGAATGGCACAGGTATGGATGTAGCCCCAGATTTATCTTTAAATAAATAAAATATCAGATCTATGAGTAAATTATTAGTAGAAACTCAACTTTTTAAACCTAAAGGTATAATGCTTTCTGAAGGAAAAACATCAGAAAGAGGCTTACCTTTAGTTGAAGGTATTTTAGCGACGGCTGAAGTTAAAAATGGTAATGGTCGTTATTACTCAAAAGGTTTATGGGAGCGCGAAATAGATAAATACCAAAACCTAGTTAAAGAACATAGAGCTATGGGTGAATTAGACCACCCAGATTCTACAGTAATTAATTTACAAAATGTATCTCACAATATAGCTGATATGTGGTGGGATGGAGATAATGTAATGGGTAAAATTGAAATCTTACCTACCCCAGCGGGTAATATACTTAAAGCATTAGTTGAAAGTGGTATTACAGTAGGTGTATCTTCTCGTGGTATGGGTTCATTAGAAGATAAAGGTGGTATATTAGAAGTACAAGACGATTTTGAATTATTATGTTGGGATTTTGTTTCAACACCTTCTAATCCAGATTCATTTATGCATTTAATTAAAGAAGGTTTAGATTTTACTTCACAAAATAAATATTCTAAAGTTAATTCTATTATAACAGAAATACTTTGCTCCAACGGGCAGTGCCCGATTATATAACCCCCCCTTAGGATTTCATTCCTTTGGTTAAGCCCGCGAAAGCGGGCTTTTTTTTTTCTTTGCGACTTTAAAATATTTTCATATATGTATCATTATACGTGAACAATATACCATCTCATATGGTATTCACTTAAATTAATCTAAATTACGATTCCTAATAATCGTACTCCACAAACAATTAAATTTTTTGGAAAAATGAACAACAGAGAAATGTTTAAAGAAGCAATCGCTGATGCAAAAGCTGTTAAAGAAATGGCTATCGCAAACGCAAAAGCTGCTTTAGAAGAAGCATTCAACCCACAACTAAAATCTATGTTTGCTGCAAAGCTACAAGAGATGGATGATATGGATGAAGGTGCTGAAGCTGAAGTAGAAGAAGGTTACGGTAAAGATGCTGTCGAAGAACTTTCTAATCCTGTAATGCGTCATGGCCTTAAAGGTGATGATGAACCAGAACGTGAAACTGAATACATGCGTAGCATGGAAGAAGGTGACAAAGAGGAAATGGATGAAGAAATGGACTTAGACGAAATTTTATCGGAACTAGAAAAAGAGTTAGATGAAAACGCTCGTACAGATGCTGAAGAAGAAGGCTATTTGGATGGTATGAAAGACGAAAAAGAGGACTTGAAAGAGGACGAACGTACTGATGCTGAAGAAGAAGGCTATTTGGATGGTATGAAAGACGAAAAAGAGGACGAAGAAGACAAAGACGAAGATGAAGAAATTGATCTAGAAGATATGTCAGAAGACGACCTTAAAGATTTCATCGAAGACGTAATCGCAGACATGGTCAAAGCTGGTGAATTAGAAGCTGGTGAGGAAATGGATGTTGATGACGAAGAAGAAGTAGATATTAACGTTGAAGACGACGTTGAAATCACTGAAGAAAAAGAAGAAGTTGAAGAAAAACAAGGGTACAACGACAGATTAGATGATGCTGAAGGTGCTAAACATGGTAAAAAGAAACAAGATATGGCTCAAAGAAGAGCTGATTCTGAAAACATGGAAAAAGCTGACGGTAAAAGAAAATATGCCGGTGATTCTAAAATGGATGAAGCTAAAGATGAAATGGATGAAGATCTTTATGAAACTAAAGAAGAATTAAAAGAAGCTTATGCTACTGTTAAAACTTTAAGAAGTGAATTAAATGAAATTAATTTATTGAACTCTAAACTTCTCTATACTAACAAAATCTTCCGTTCTAAAAATTTAACTGAGAGCCAAAAAACAAAAGTACTTAGTGCATTTGATAAAGCTCAAACAGTTAAAGAAGTTAAACTAGTATTTGAAACAATTTCTGATAATTTAGCAACCACTAAAAAATCAGTAGTTAAAGAAAATCTAGGTAGAGCTTCAAAATCAGCTGGTGTAGCTCAAAAGAAACCTATTATGGAAGTTAATTCTCAGGTTTCTAGATGGCAAAAATTAGCTGGAATTAAGTAAAAAATAAGTATAATTTTAAAACAAAAAAAAAACAATGTCACAATTAAATTCATTATTAGAGTCATCTGCTGGTTCATGGAAGAACCTACAGTCAGATGCTGCCAGATTAGCTGGCAAATGGAATAGAACAGGATTGTTAGAAGGTCTCGATAACGAGATTGAGAAAAACAATATGTCTATGATCCTTGAAAATCAGGCTAAGCAATTAGTAACTGAGGCTTCACTTTCAGGTGGAGGCGTAGCTGGAGGTACTTTTACCCCAGGAACAGGTGAACAATGGGCTGGTGTAGCACTTCCAATGGTACGTAAAGTATTTGGACAAATTGCTGCTCAAGAGTTCGTATCAGTTCAACCTATGAACTTGCCTTCAGGTCTAGTTTTCTTCTTAGATTTCCAGTACGGAACTACTAAAACTCCTTTCACCGCAGGTGGAGATGTTTATGGTTCAGGTTCAATGTACGGTTTGACTGAAGGAGATGCTCCATCAGAAGGTCTTTATGGTGCTGGTAGATTCGGATATTCTATCAATAACACTGCTTCTGTAGGTATTATAGTTTCAACTTCAAGTTCAACAACTTGGGAAGACTTTAACTACGATGCAGCGTTTAGTGCTTCTGCAATTGACGGAACTTACAAGAAACTTGCTGTTGCTAAAACTGCAATTCCAAATGGTGATTTCTTAGGTTCAAGAGCATTTATCATTTCTGGTTCAGGTGGTATCAACAACGAAGGTATTCTTCAAACGTTTACTAGAAACACTGATACTGAAGTAATTTTCTTCTCTCCAAACAACAACTTGGCAGCAGATGATACACTTACTTACCAGTTACAACCTCTTGATAACGAGCGTGGTGATTTCGAAGATCAAAACGACGTATTGAATGGTAATAACTCTCCAATTTCTATTCCTGAAATCAACGTTAAGTTGAAATCTGAAGCAATTGTTGCTAAGACTAGAAAATTGAAAGCTGTTTGGACTCCTGAGTTTGCTCAAGATTTGAACGCTTACCAATCTTTAGATGCTGAAGCTGAATTAACTTCAATTATGAGTGAATATATCGCAATGGAAATCGATTTAGAGATCCTTGATATGTTGATTCAATCTGTACCATCTTCAAATACTGAAGTATGGTCAGCTAAAAACAATGAAGCTCTTTCAGGTGCTACAACTACTGATTTAGGT